CGAATCCCTATTGTCCTGCAGAAAATTCTACTTTCCCCAATACTAACGTCTTGGGGAGCAGAACTCTGGGCTGCTCTATTGGTTGGAAGGGAGTATCACGTTCCTAAACGGATTAAGATTGGGAAAAGCCAGGAATGGCAGATCCTGTCTGAAACCGGGAAGGTTCGTTACACAACCGGACAACCAATGGGAGCTTTGTCTTCTTGGGCAATGCTAGCACTGGTCCACCATGCAATCGTTCAATGGGCCGCTGTGACAGCGGGCGTAATTACTCCTGGTAAGGAGTGGTACGCTGGCTACGCCATCTTGGGAGATGACGTAGTCATAGCTGGTTCAGCAGTAGCCAAGCAATACGAGAAATTGATGAAACACGCCGATGTAGGAATCGGGGCTCATAAGAGTCTCGTTTCCCGTGCTGGTAAGGCAATAGAGTTCGCAAAACGAACATTCCTTGCAGGAGTGAACGTTTCGGGAGCTCCATTCGCTGAGTTCGTGATATGCCGGCAATCTCTTGCTGGCCTACTCGAGCTCGTGCGTAAGTACTCATTAACTTTTGGACAGATGTTATCTGTCCTGGGTTATGGGTACCGTGCCAAGGCCAACGCATCGAAACGATTAATGTCAATTCCCAAACGATTGCGGAACTACATACTGGCCTTCTATGGTCCTGGTGGTCCTGCCTATGCTGGACTGAGGTCTTGGTTGCCGATGAGATCTGCAACTTCGACGTACAGTACAGCGATGGATAGGGTTTCCGATCTTGTTACACGGTTCTTCGAAAGCGAGATAAAACTCGCTCTCGAAATCCTCGACGGGTGGGCTCCGCTTGTAGCGGAGGCTAGACGTCTTGGAACAGTGTATCGAGATAGGGAACACTACGGCACGGTATCTAGGTCACGCGGACCCTTGCGTATTGCGAACTGGAATCCTGAACCTCGTGAGTACACCATGTCGGTCGATGAGCAAGTTGCTCGTCTTCCCTCAATGGACTCAGACCTCTGGCTACAAGCTGTAGCTAAGATCGAGGCACAGGGCCCAGTAACCGTAATAATTGAGGGCGACGTACCTCCTCATGAGACAATAGGGGCGGGTGAGAACCCACCTCTGGCGTCTCCTGTTGGAGGCCACGCGGAACCTCGGCAAACCTTAATTCATCCGGGGATCGAAAGATCTACTCCACAATCCATTGTGGACTCACTGAATGAAACTGTTTACCGAGAAGCGTTCTTAGATACGGCCATAGACTACCGGAACCTGCGTACCGAATTAGAAGAACTCTCAATACCCACCCTTGACTGGGATGGTATCGAGAGCCTTTGGGGCAAGCTTCGAGAGATCGAAACTGCTCTAGGGGCGTTGCCATTTCCTAAGAATCTTCACAAAAGAAGTACATCCGAAGGACGTACGACTGATGGGAAGGCTCTTAAGAGATGGTACCGACACTCTAAGCTCTTTAGGGCGACTGTTACCCGGTCTAGTGAAGGAACCTAGACTACCTGTCTAATCCCTAACCAGGATTGGTCAGGGGCTCGTATCTTGAGCTCGGCCTGGAAGGTCAGCTGAAGAAAAGGAATTGAGTCTCAAATGAGACGATAGATCACCTACTTCAGTTGACTGAAACAGATAATCAAATCGCCTTGAGAAATCAAGGAAAAGACGCCGAATCGGTACTCCGTACCGAATACGAGTCATCCCTATCTTGAGCTCGGCCTTGAAGGTCGTATTGAGAA